CAAGTTACACCAGTAACAAGAGGTACGAGAATATCAATCGTAGGTTGGTATAACGGCCCACAATGGACTTAAAAATATCCAAAGTTAATGAGGTCTTCATGCAGATTGCATGTGACGATTCAATTGCAAAAGACCTACACGATTTCTTTTCCTTCAAGGTTCCTAATGCTAAGTTTATGCCGTCATATAAGAACAGGCGTTGGGACGGTAAGGTATATCTTTTCTCAATAAAAACACATAAAATTTATATTGGGTTACTTCCATACATTGCTGATTTTTGTGAAGAGAGAAAATACAAATACGAAGTTGAGTCAGACGTTGTTGTAAAGAATGTAATAACGGAAGATGAACTCCTAAAATTCATAGAAGACTTAGACCTACCTTTTGAACCTAGAGACTATCAACTAGAAGCATTTAAGAGAAGTATAGAGTACGGTAGGAAACTATTAGTGTCGCCTACCGCAAGTGGTAAGTCATTAATAATATATTTGTTGTCTAGATTCTATGATAAGAAAACTGTAATCATTGTTCCAACCACTTCATTAGTAGAACAGATGTCAAAAGACTTTGCTGAATATGGATACAAGGAACCTATTTGTAAAATCTATAGTGGACAACCTGTATTCGATGCACCAGTTACTATCACAACGTGGCAGTCGCTTTCTAAAGCGCCTACAGATGTTCTTTTATCATTTGACGTGGTGGTGGGTGACGAGGCACATTTGTTCAAAGCAAATGTTCTGAAAGGTATTCTAGAGAAGATGAAGAGTACATCAGTTAGGTTTGGTACAACAGGGACGTTAGACGGCACAGAAGTCCATAGGCTACAGTTAGAGGGTCTTTTCGGGCCAGCTACTAAGGTTATATCCACTTCCGACCTTATTGAAGACGGGACGATTGCGTCCATTGAGATAGACGTTATAATTTTAGAACATGAGAAGCAAAAGAAAATCTCATATCAAGATGAAATGGAATACCTTGTATCTAACAAGAAGAGAAATGACTTCTTATGTAATTTAGTATACAGTTTAAAGGGTAACACTCTCGTGTTATTTCAGTTTGTAGAGAAACATGGATTCGTTTTACATGGTAAAATGAAAGATAGAGTAAAAGACTTGCACTATGTTTACGGTGGAACGGACACAAAAGACAGAGAGGAGATTAGAGAGTTGGTGGAGACACAAGATGACGCAGTTATCTTAGCCTCATACGGAACCTTCAGCACAGGAGTCAACATAAAGAAGATTGACAACATTGTTTTTGCTTCACCTTCTAAGTCACGTATAAGAAACTTACAGTCTATTGGTAGGGGTTTAAGAAAGGGTAATGGTAAAGAAAGTCTTCGGTTGTTTGATATTGCTGATGATTTGTGGGGTGATAACTACACTTTAAGGCACTTAAAGGAACGTATAAATATCTATAACGAGGAGAACTTTCCTTACAATATTAGACAATTTAAATTATGAACACCCTAAATATCAGTATAATGGATAACGATACAACAATTGGCCCAAACACGTATGAGGTAATCAAACTCAGAACAGGTCTTGACGTGGTTGGAATGGTCAGAGAAGAACAGGAAGGACTTCAAGTTACTCTTCCTATGATATGTCAACTTCAACTTCAAAATACGGGTGATACTTTATCTACCTTTATTCCTTATGCACCTTTGAGTGCTGACCCAACATTGTTTATTCCATTCAATCATATTGTACATAGAAACAATCTTAATGCACAGTTCATTGGTTACTATGATAGTGCATCGTCTAACTGGTTAGAAATGGTTGAGAATGGAACCATACCAATTAAATCCGCACAGGAACATAATGCATCAATAAAAGAATATGTTAGTCAGGCAATGAGACAGGTTATTGATGATACTGGTGGCCCGATAACAGATGATGAATTACGTAAATTAGAAATATTAGAAGATGAAGAGTTCGATATAGAGGAAGTATACGAACAACATCTTTTAGGGAGTGGGAAGAAAATACTCCACTAAACAAAGGAAGCTAGATATGGCTATTTGGTATCTAAATATGTTACAAGAAAAAGAGAAAGGAATGATTCAGTTCGATAATAAAATACATGACTATTGGGGCGATGATAAAAAGGCTGAAGTCTACGTACTAGAAGACGGTACGTTTGGTTGTAGATATTATGAAGATAAAGTTTGGGTTAAAGATATTGCCTTTACTGGTAAGTCGGAAGCTTACGCAGAATCAGCTGCAGAGAATTTTGTACTTGGAATTAATAATGTTACGTAAAGTGACAGGTTTTTTTCTGTTATAAATAAACCGTGATGACATAACGTAAAGTTATAAGTCATCATAAACCTAAATGATATTAAACTTTGGAGAAACCATGTCAACAGCAACAATGATTGCGAAGAGCATGGTGGGAAAAATTGACAGACTAAGAGAAAACAAGAAAGTTTGTGTTTTCTGCGATGCAGTGCAAATGTTCACATACATGTCTCTTCCTATAGCTATACCCTTTATTATAATGTACCTATCTATGCAGAACTATTACAGTTTCTAATTAGAATCCCGTAACCTTATATGATATAAGCTGCTCGGGCGCATAGCTAGGATATCAGACGAATGTTTGATTGTCTAGTGGAAAACGCCCGAAAAGCTTTATTTAATTTAAGTTTTATAGCTTTTTCTTTATAAAACAACAACTTAATGAAAGATAAAAAACTATTACAGTACGCCAATCTATCCCCAAGCGAATCTTGGATAGAAAAACTTCCCGATGTACACCCTATGAGGCAAGTATTTTGGGCTTCAATAATTCAACTAGTGGTTTTCGGACTCATGCTCCTTGCCTTCTATCTTATAGATAAAACTATCGCCTAAATAATTACAGAAACCCTCTTCCATATTAGCGAGTATTAACATATAATAGATACATGACTACTAAAAGACAAACCAAAACATCAGAACATTATGTAAACAACAAGGAGTTCACAGCTGCTGTTGCAGAGTATAATGCCAGTGTCGTTCTAGCGGAACAGAACGGTGAAGATAAACCAAGAATGACAGAGTATATTGGTGAGTGTATCTATAAGATTGCCACCCGTCTGTCTACCCGTCCTAACTTTATCAATTACACCTATCGTGACGAAATGATATGTGACGCAATTGAAAACTGTTTACAATACATCAACAACTTTAATGTTGAAAAATCTAACAATGCATTCGCATATGTTACTCAGATTTGTTATTACGCTTTCTTAAGAAGAATACAGAAAGAAAAGAAACAAGTCTTTATCAAACAAAAACAAATAGAAGAAGCAGGTGTCACTATGGACGCCTACACAACTATAGACGGTTCACATGACCCTTCATTCGTAAATACAAATGTAGAATGGATGCAAGAACATATGAATCGTGTAGAGTACAACCCACGTAAGAGTAAAAAGAAAACGTCTACAAGCAAATCAAAAGCTAACCTAGACCAAGACTTGACAGAGAGTAAAGAACCTACTGAATGAAAATAGCTATTCTGAATGACACCCATTGTGGTGTTAGGAATGATATGGTTGAAATGTCCGATTATCAAGGACGTTTTTATGAAGAAGTTTTCTTCCCATATCTAGACCAAAATGATATCAAACATATTATACATATGGGAGATTATTTTGATAGGCGTAAGTATGTCAACTTCGCTTCGCTACAAAGAAACATAGAACACTTCGTTAAACCTATGCAAGAACGAGGTATTACTATGGACTTAATCCTAGGTAACCACGATACCTATTATAAGAATACCAACAAAGTTAATTCACCCGCTTTAGTATTATATGACCAAAAAGGTATTAATGTTTTTGAAGACCCCGTAGTTAAAAATTATGACGGGTTAGACGTTGCACTTGTTCCGTGGATTAATAATGAAAACTATGCAGACAATATAGAGTTCTTTCAAACCGCACCAGCACCAATATGTTTTGGTCACTTTGAAATAGAAGGTGCAATGTTGAATCCTGCCATGGTGTGTTCTCATGGATTGCCTGCTTCTTATCTTAAGAGATTTGAAAAGGTTTACAGTGGTCACTTCCACCACAAATCAGATATAGAAAACATTCGATATGTGGGTTCACAGATGCAATTTACTTGGTCAGATTATGGAGACGAAAAGTTCTTTCATATATTTGATACTGATACTAGAGAAATGTTACCAGTTCATAATCCAATTACAATGTTTGAAAAGGCATTCTATAATGACACGGACGAATCTTTTGAATCAATTGCAAATGCTGATTATTCACAGTTCGCTGGTAAGTTTGTAAAAGTAATAGTAATCGAAAAGGATAATCCCTATTGGTTCGACACATACTTAGATAAACTTTATAAGCAGAATCCTTTGCACGTATCTATAGTAGACGATAACAAACACATGGACTTCTTTGACGATGACGAAATAGAAAACATTGAAGACACCTTAACTATACTATCAAAATACGTTGACGGTCTAGAAATACAAGGTAAGAAAAAAGAACTAGACAAAATCATGAAGTCGCTGTATCATGAAGCATTGGAAGAACATAACTTTTTATGATAAATTTTAAGAAAGTAAAATATAAAAATCTATTATCAAGCGGAAATACGTTTACTGAAATACAACTAGACAGTCACCAAACGACTCTTGTTCTAGGGGAAAATGGAAGTGGTAAGTCTACACTTCTTGACGCCTTGTGTTTCGGGTTGTATGGACGTGGGTTCAGAAACCTAAAGAAAGACTTACTTATCAATTCTATTAACGGTAGAGAACTTGAAGTACAGATTGAATTCTCTATTGGAACTAAACAATACAAGGTAGTTAGAGCAGCTAAACCAAACAAGTTTGAACTGTATCTTGATAACGTCTTAATAAACCAAGACGCAAGTGTAAGAGACTACCAAGAACATCTAGAAAAACAAATTCTAAAAATGAGTTTTCGCTCATTTACACA